TACATCAGTGTCCTACTTGTAATTCACAAGGTGAGGTAGTAGCTGAAATATATGAACAATTACTTAATGATATTCCTGAAGGCGCTACGGGAAAAGAGATTGCTGAAATATTAGAAGGTGATAAGAAAGTTACTTTACAATGACAGAGGCTGAAGCTGCATATATAGCAGGGCTTTTTGATGGTGAAGGGACTATCACTTATAAAAAATATAAAGAAAAGAAAAAGAATGGAATCTATGATTGTTGGCGTATCTCTATGGAGATTGCAATGACCGATAGATCTGTTTTAGTTTGGTTAACAGAAGTTTTAGGTTGTGGGACCTTAAATAAAAAACCTAGAAAGAATGGACACAAGATGCAATATAGGTGGCGTTGTGTGTTTAGAGATTGCTTTCACGTGTGTTGTATATTGTTTCCTTACGCTCACGTAAAGTTAGGTAAGATACAACAAGTAATCGAACACTACTCTACGATTGAAAAAAAAGATAATGTAGTAAACTTTGAACACTACAAGATGTGGATTAAAAATTAATGAAAAGAGATAATAAATTTATATATCCGAGAACGGTACGAGAAGCGATTGAAGGTAAACGTCATTATAATATTAATGATAAAGAAAAGTTACCAAGTGTTACTACAATATTGTCAGCAACTGAACCGGCCGAGAAGAAGGAAGGATTAAAAAGATGGCGCGAGAAGATGGGAGAGGCAAATGCTGCGCGGATCGTGGATGAGTCGGCAGCTAGAGGGACTGCGATGCACAAGATTCTTGAGATGTATATCCTTGATAAAGGTTATTTGGATGAGACCAACGTTGGAAAACAGGCCCATAATATGGCTGTAAGGGTCATAGAGCAGGGTCTATGCAATGTTCCGACATACTACGGCACAGAATGTACTTTGTACTATCCTGGGCTGTATGCGGGGCAAACGGATCTCGTTGGGATACACAAGGGTACGGACGCTATTATAGATTTTAAACAAACGAACAAACCGAAGCGCCGAGAGTGGATCGGGGATTACTGTCTTCAATTGGCGGCCTATGCAATGGCCCACAATTTTATCTATAAAACAGAAATTACCAAAGGTGTGGTGATGATGTGTAGTAAGGACAATTACTACCAGGAATTCGTTATTGAAGGTAAGGAGTTCCAAAAATATAAACACGACTTTTTAAGGAGGGTGGATGAATACTATAAACAAAGATCAAGCAATGTTGGATAAGATAGCAAATGCTTATTACAAAGCTGAAAGCAAAGAGATAAAAGAGATGTGGAAGGAAAAGTGGTATCAAGGTGTCAAAAATGTGGCAAGAAGATATCAAGAAATGTATCCAAAAATTACATATGATAGGTTAAACAAATGAGTTTAAGATTAAGAGATTTTCAACAGATACTAGATAAGTTTAGTAATGGCAACAAAGGCACAGCTATATCAGATTGTTTTATCTATATGGAAAACGATCACGGCGGTCTTAATGAGATTGGTAAAATAGAATTACAAGAAAGTAGATTAATAGGTAAGATAAACAGTTCTTCAGCTTGGCGTATAGTGTTGAAGAAGGATCCAAAGTACCTTCACTTACAATCTACCACGTATAGTAAATGATTTCCTCGGGGAACGGGGTGGAAGCGAGAGTGGAAACCCTGTAAAATTATGAAAAAAGTAGTAATACAAAGCAAAGATATATCACCAAAGCAGTGGTCAAACTTTATTTTAGAGTTAAATCTAATAAAAAAGTCTTGGAAACCCTATGCAACATTAGATTTACAAGGCCCTGGTGTAAAAAAAATAATAAAAATAGGCACAAAACCATACAAACTTTAGAATCATTCTAAAGTGTTCCGCACATAAGGGGAATTCTAGGGTAATTTTTTTTTTCAGTGATCACTTTTTATTGGTGGCACAGTGGCACAAAGTCCAAATTTGACCTATTATCGTTGGTATTATTGACTAATAGGTGTGCCAAAGGGTCGTTTTTTGGTGGCACAGTATGGCACACTTGACAGTATTGTTGAATAGTAGACGATTTTGCTCTGGCACACCCCTAAAAGTATGGTTAGTATATGCAGTGACTGCATAGGTGTTAAATAAGCATTGGTATTGGCTGTTTATTTTTATGTACTCGGCGCGCGAAGGATTTTTTGGTTTTTGTAAAAACAAATTTGCCTAAAAATTCCCCTATAGTATAAGGATTGATATGAGAAAACTTAAAAAATCAAAATACAAATCTGTTGTTATTAAAAAGAAAAGATATTATTTCTACAAAATCACGTGGTTGGATATCACGGGTGACAGCGGGCACGCTGATTTACATTCAGCATTGGGATTTATGCCATCAGAGATGATAACTCACGCATATCTTTTAAACAAAGATAAAAAGAATGTTAGAACCTTTGCAAGCTATGAATCTAATGATGAGTTATTTTCTGATAGGAATGTTTTTCCAAAAGGGTGTATAGTACGTATGGAGAAAATAAATGAAAAATAAAAAATTTAGTTATGATGGTAGATCAAGACCTACCAATGATTTATATAAAGAAAATTTTAATAGGATTTTTAATCCCACATTGACAAAGAATATGCCTAATGTAAAATGGGATCAACTTCCACCAAGGAAAGGGCCAGACTCAAATGGAATACAAACCAGTTATAAACAAGTGGGCACTAGTAAAAAAGTTTCCAAGAAGATTATATAGTAAAATTATTTCTGAATTGAATCACTATCAAGGTTTGATTCTATTACTGATTCTTTTATCTCTTCTTCTGGGGTAATATTAATTAAAGTTTTGTGATCATCTAAAATTTGTTTCATTTTAGATTCTAATTCTTTCTCTGACATATTATCTAAATTTCCGGATAAGACTAACTTCTGATCCACATATAAACCACCCGCTTTACCTCTTGCAATCTCTGCGTTAATCGCAGCACTCCAGGCCCCTTTAGCTCGCGCATCTTCTCGTAGCTTTGCTAGTTCGCTAATGTGTTTTTCAAAATTAATCCCGTATTTTTCTTGTATCTCTGCTCGCAACTCACCGATGTATTTAACAACCAATGGTGCAATTTTAGGATTTCGTAGCTCGCTCGCAGCCTGACGGGGTCTAGTCTTGTACCCTGCCTCATAAGCACACTCGCTCGGGCTCTTGCGCCCCTCGTTGTATACTAGTAATTCTGCGAACTTTTGCTGTCGTTCTGTTAAGTTTTTTGGTAATCCCATAAACTTGACTTTTAGCGTAAATTACCGTATAAATCAACTGCATTAATAGTAAACCTTATGAGGGGTGGCTTACGACCTACCTTGCTTTGCAATTGGTACTGATACTGACCCCTCTTTTACTTCATCAAATCTTCTTATTTGGCAATCATCATCTAAATAACACTCATCACTCCGCTCGCCCACCCATTGTATTATTTCTTTTGCAAAGTCGTCTGCAGTAAGTTCACCATTTAAAATACCCGCTATATCTTTTAACAAGTCTTCTTTTTTGGTGCAGTTGGGTTGACAATAAATATCATAAAAACAATCACCTATTGTGTTGTAGTGAAATTTAAAACCATTGCTTGCTCGCTTGCTCTTTCTTTTTTCTAACTCCATCTCTGCAATTAATCTATCTGTTTGTTCTGTCATAAGTCCCCGTCCTCTATTTCTCTTTTGGTTGTGCTTGGGTCTAATGCTAGTTCTATTTTTTCTTTTAAATCCCTACTATCATCAGCAACAGCATTTTTAATTTCAATTCTAGGATCATTTAATAAATCATTGGCTTGCCACTCATCTATATTAGAATCCAACCACCTTATAACCATATCAATTATTGCCTCATACTTCTGCTTGCGCTCGTACTCCATAGCCTTATTCTTACTATCTCTATAATCGTGTCCTTCATCTCTTTGTGTCATACTTGTTTCCTCCAATCCTTATCAACTAAATAAATACCATCATCTTTTTCTGACCATAATGTTTCATAAGGTTGACTAGTTTCTTCTATCCAATCATCAATCATTTCAACATCTGTCATAAGAGAACCACACTCGTAATCATCCCATTTAACTAAATGAGTTTTTTCTATCCAATCTCTATAAGATTTTGATATATCACCTAGACATCTATCATTAGGATAAAATCCATAATGATCTATAGTTATTGCAACATCAATTGTTTCTGTTTGTTTTTTCATTTTTTATACCATCCCTTGTCTTCAATAAGATCACAGATAACTTTAAACTCATCTTCTACTTTGTTCTCAAAATCTTGATCCCAATCTCTTTTAGAATTAATTTTACAAATTTCTAAAACTTTTTTAAGTTTATCTTTGTATGGGTTAACAACTTCAAATGCTCGGTCATAACCCCTCTCTTCTGCAAGGTCTTCATCTTCACTTATTTCTAACCCCGCACTCTCACACTCTTGCACTATACACTCTTCAACTTCAAATGCGGGTGTCATATCATTTATACAAAAATAATGTTCTGGTAGTTTGTATTTTTCTTTTGCCATATTATCCCTTCTGCTCGCTCGCTTGTTGATTAAAATTTCTTATTTGTTTTGTTGTTAATTTATTTCTATGCGCTTGTTCGTGAAATTGAGCGGTATTATGCTCATCAATACAAGTTATACTTACAACCCCACCATTAAATTGTTGTGATAAATATTCATCAGCAAATATTTCACAACCTTTTTTAACATCAGTTATAATATTATTATTTTTATCATATTCAGTTTCAACATCTAAAATAAATCTTGCCATATTATCCCCTCTGCTCGCTCGCTCGCTCGCTTGTTAATTTAAACGGGCGCTTGCGCTCGCTCGCGCCCGTCTTGGCGTCACTCTTTATAGAGGCGTACACGCTCACAAATCGACCTCTATTTATGCAATACTTAAACATCTTGCACAAATCCCGTATCATCATAACGCGCTTTACCTTTAGCATATAAGCCCGCGATTATGTTTTTAGGGTCTTTAAATCTTAAATCAGTTTTATCAGCATTAAAGACTTTATGACCCATAAATTTTTTTGGCAGCTTTTTATTTCTAAAAACTACTGCAACATTGCCCCCTAATTTTAAAATTTCTTTAGCGTCCGATTTATTGCTTGACCCTAGACTAAATGTTAAATGATAATTTTTAGGAAACTTACCCGCAATAAATTTTTTCATACGAATAGGGTTTTTTGTGTAATCGTACCATTGGGCCGTTGGGTATGTTTCAATCAAACCCATATTCTCAATTTTTAAATCACTCATTCCATTAATTCTAAACGCGGGTTTAAACCCTTTAATTTTACATCTATTAATATGTCTTTTAATTTCTTTGTGTAATTGCGCCATAAATGTATGACGCTCTAAAAAATACCAACGCGTTTTATTAATACGCCCTAGTTGTACTGAATTCATTTGACCCCGCCCCGCTGTATTTAAACAAGTTTCCGCGCATTTATCAGCAAACGGGCAAACTTGAAACCCGCTTATTTTAGCGGGCGCAAAATATAATATTGCGGTCATTACTTTTTGAGATTGACCCTTAACGGTTTTTGGGTTGTTATCTATATTTAATAATTTTTTTGATTTATATAATTTCATAATTATAAGCAATCTTGACAATAACGGCCGTCAAGATTACTTCTAAAATCCCCCCTTATGTATTCCCCGCAACATC